ATTTTTTCTTTATTCCAAAGATGCCTCTTAATAAGTCATCCTGGTTTTGATTTTGATTGTTGTTTGGAGCACCAATAGGTCTAAATCCCTGATTATTATTTGCTCCACTATCTGCCGGTTTCAAGGCTGGTACATCTTCTAAAACCTTGTTTATTGCTGCTTTTACTTTTTCAGCATCAACTGTTCCATCCGTATTCATTACTTCCTTAAAATCAGCCATTTTTATTACATATGGAATAGATTTTGCATCAATTCCTAACTCTACAGCCTGTATTGTTGCTGAATTCTGAACCATAAGCTGCTGATTCTGACTTTTAGTCTGTGCAAGCTCTGTCTGCATTCCTGCAACATCAGGTGTATTCTTTGCTCTCTGCGCTTTGTAACTGTTAATTGCCTGTGTCACTTCATTTTCTGACATTCCCTGCTGCTGAAAGAACGACCTTAAAGCTGACTGCTCAGCTCTTGCAGTTCTGCTATTAACAATTCCGTCTAACTGTTCCTGGGTATATGTTGCACCCTGATTGTTATTTCCAGTATTTTGGTTACTGTTACCATTTCCGGCATTGTTCTGGTTATTATTACCGTTTCCATCTCCATTACCTTCTCCTGAACCTTCTGCAAAAAACTGAATGTTCATAGGCACTAATGTTCTTCTTATCATATTCGTTTTCCTTTCCGTTTTAGCTCGTCAGCTTATTCCGAGAGTTTTAAGCCATCACGTTTTGGGCATATAAAAAGCACCTACTTACTTGTAGATGCTTTTGGTTCGTCTTTTTCAATTACTGCGCCTAATTTCAATAAATACTCCTTGCGCTCATTCGTCTTAGCTTTAACTTCATCTCCAGCCTTTACCAATTTAAGGTTGTTTTCTTTGTCATAAAAATCCCCAGACCGCCGTATCGTAGTTGTGGATTCACTTGCCGCAACATTAGGTCAGGGGCTCTTAGTCTATAAAGCAGTTCAGTTAAAGGAAGCTGAAAAAAATCTGGATGAAATTGCTGCCTGGTTAGAAGAAAACAAATATCATCTCGTACATAATTTTACCGTGGACGATCTT